CTCTTAACAGCAGTAGGCTCGCTTGATTCCGATTCGAGTTGTCTCATATTCCTATAGTACGCCGTGAAATCCTGCGTCCTTCCCAATAACGTATCGATTTCCTGTCTACGAGTAACTTCTTTGAATTCATCGTTTGCAATCTCAAAATAATTATCAGCGAGATCAACCATATAGCGTAACCCGTCCAACGGATCGTCTCCATCGAAAGGTGCGATGTCTTCAATCTTTTTCTTATCATATGAGGCAGCTTTAATTGCTTCGATGACTGCGGTACATTCATTAAAGATCTGTAACTTCGGTATGTTATTTTCTTCTAGATTAGGCTCGAATGACCTTAAGTAGGCTTTGTATTCGACAAGTCCTTTATTACGTAACAACCAATTAGCGTACTGTTCATTGTAGGGTAATTGTTCATCAACAGGTACGATAGGCTTCGGTTTCCATCTGAGGTATTCATGGATAAGAATTTTTCCTGCAATTCTTGTCCCAGGAGAATTATCTGATATGCCGATGTCGCGTCCAAGGGCACTACTAAGTTGTTCTTGTATCGTATGTTCTTGTCCACGTTCTTGACCTACTGATTTACAGAAACGAATGATTTTAGGATCTTCATTATCCACATAACGCTTTACATAAGGTGCCCATTCTTCGATTTTAACCTTACGCCATGTAAGTTCGCGATAGATGTACAACCTCTTCTGCGGGCTAATTGCACCAAATCCAATCCACGTAGACGCTGCGTATCCCCAATCACCGACAATAATTTTCGGCCAATACGAAGGGATATTGAATGGCTCAATAACGTGGATCGCGTTATCAGGTTCATCGGGATAGTGTTTGTCCCTAAATTCGTCGAATACCTGACCCGCGTATGCATTCCAATTTCCGTGTAGTTTGGCTCGTTTCTCTGCTTCTGGTAATGCTTCGAGAGATTGTCTATAGTTTGGATCGAGGTGTGGATTGTCTGCCGCGGTTGCATGGATGTATATCCTTTTATTACCACCACGTCCAATTATAATCTTACAATCATTTGGAGGTGGTGATGGATCTACAAATCTTTTTCTGAACCATGTATGTCCAATTCCACCGGGCATACCGGCTGTTCTGATTATGGCCGGAAGATCCACATTAGAAGTCCTAGTTCTAGTAAAACCAATATAAAGATAAATATACTCAGTATAACTAGTAATCTCATCCGGTGTGTATAGATTAATTTCCATTGAGTCATATTTATGAACATCATTCTCATCTTCACATTGACCTAGAAAGATACGTGCTCCGTCATTCGTCCCGCGCTCACGCGCGCCCATTTGATCTTCTCTAGGAAATGTCCAGCACATATCTGACTTATTTAACGTTGCTCCAAATTTCGGATATAATTGCTGACTTCGAGGAATGATTTCGTTCCGTAATTCTGGGAATGTCCTACGCATGAATACTTGTTTAAAGTCTGGAAATTTATGCCATCCATGAATTAGTCCGTATACGAGAAGTACGTCTGTTTTCGCTGAACCTGCACCACCTCCGTATGCAGCTTCTTTTACTGACAATGGCACACTTAAGAACTTTGCCTGTTTTGGAGTGGGTTTCCACTCACCCTTATTAAATGACATTATTAAACCATATTAAATAAAGCTTTTAAATCAGTCGCTAGTTTTTCCTGCTGTTGTGTATCCATACCCGAAATTTTGAAAATATACAGGAGTTGTTTACGTTGATCGTCCTTAATTGTAATTGGTGCTCGCTGCGGTTCAACAGATGTTTCAGCCATACTGACCTCGATTAGACTAGCTGAATATTGAGTACGTCGAATAGCGCGTTCGTGAATTTGATTTGTTGTTGACTATCCATTCCTGATGTTTTAATTAAATCTAAATAAGATCTATTCTGATCGACTGTAATTCCCATTTGTGGTACAACTTCGATCAGAAGTTCATCCGCATCATCCATATCTTTTGTATTAATTAAATTATTATCTGAATCGTCTTGTGGATGTTCTCGTCGTCTCATATTTCACTCCCTTACTGGATCTGTAATATTCAGAATATCATACACTTCCACAATAAACTTTTCTCGCTGTTGTGAATCCATCCCGCTTACCTTCATTGCCATATCCAATTGAATCTTCTGTTCTTTGGTTAATGGAGTAGGCTGTGGATCAGGTTGCTTGTCCGGTTCTGTTGGTGGTACATCAGCAGGTGGTACATCAGCAGGTGGTGGTTCATCTACAGCGGGTGGTGGATCTGTCGGTAGAATAGCCATGATTAACCTTTATCATCTTTCTGTTCTGTTTCAACCATCTTCCAGTTACCGGCACTGTATGCAACAATAAGTTCACTATTACTGAACACTAATGTTCCGTTATTCTTAACTTCGACAGATTTGGCTCGAATGTTGCGCTCGGTCCCATCCATCAGAATAATGTGATAATTTCTAAAATCCGTCATAATTCACCCCTTTACTTTATTTAGATTCGGATTCTTCCGCTTAGCACTCGCTGATGCATGTCGAGTCTTACTAGCCAGAATAGCTCCCGCTGATTTCATTCCGTATTTCTTTGCTATTATTTTCTGAACTGCTTTGAATCCCGGATGAGCTGATGCCATAATCAAAGACCACCTTTAAACCATCGAACTACTTCACCAGCAGTCATACAGCTTCCATATTCAATTTCTGCTTGCCATGCATCTGAGAAGAATTGAATTTCACATAGACGTTCCTCGGCTAACCATAAAGGAATATCTGTCATACCTCTATATGGAATACCATCTATGCAACCTCTAATTTTTCTATCTGCATCTACTAATTTGGTTTGATATTGTTCCCAACAGGTTTCGGCGAATAGAGGACCAGTGAAAGCTAATACCATTGCAACACATAATGCAATGGTATATTTCCTACTTAATTGTTTATTCCAATTCATGTTCACCTTCTTTCTAACTTAAACTTTACTAACTAAAAATCCTTCTGTTTGAACAATTGATGCTGCTGGTGTAGAATCTTGCTGAAGAGTTACTCTTACATTGACAGTGGCTGATAAACTATCCGTTCCCGTAACGGGTACTCCGATTTGTGGTGTAGCACCGTTTACGTGAATATTGCCGTTTGCTCCGTATGCAGACGCGCCCGTTCTAACAACCCAACCCTCTACATAGAACCCGGCTAATCCACCTCCGGAAGATACGTGAACTAAAAGTGTTGTTCCGAAGTATAATCTAATATGACGATTAACACCACCTCCATTAGCTAGATAACTACCCCAACTTACGATATGCAATACATCTCCATTATTAGCAAGTGAATCAGCAGGCAGACTATATGACCATGCATTAGTCTCTGCTACGGTATTATTAGGTAATTGAAATGTAGAAGCACCGGATGTTAATAGATTACTAGTAATTACTGTACCACCACCCGAACCAGTAGCTTTACTTGTAACAAGTGTTCCAACCGTTGATGATCCACCAGTTCTACTGGTTTGACTTATACGAATGAATGCGACCGCGACAGATACGGTTTTAGTTCCACCGCCTGAACCCGTCTGTGTATCCAATGATGTCCAAGTACTATTGTTATTACTTCCTTCTAAAGAAGAAGATTGAGCAGACCCGTTAGCTACTATTTGCCACGTAACTGATGCAGGTGCGCCACCAACTGGCATAGCATAAACGGTTCCGGTGACTGCACCCGCGCTAGATGTACTTAATGATGTTACACTAATTCCGTAACTTGCTGTATTCATTTCTTTATCTCATCTTCACCCGTCATGTCAATCGTATCAAACTTATCTTCGGATTGGAAACCTGGATTATACATAATGATTGAAGGACCATTGACATTAATCGATGAATTGGACTCGGCTGGAGTTGGTGTCATATCCTTAATCACGCCAGCCATCGCGCGTGCGATTCCAGCTAACTCATATAACTTCGCTCCCTCCATCTTACCTTCTGTCATGAATTCTAATGTTTTCGATAATTTATGTCTTGCTTTATTAGCCAGTCTGAGCTTAGCGGAGTTAAGGTGTGTAAGTAATTCTTTGTCTTTCTTATGATAGGTTGTGGTTGAATTGGCCCCGTTAGCGTATGCAGAAACCGAAGAATTCGAGACACCAAGTTTGGATGCAAGTTCCAACGCAGACTTGCGCCCATGTATAACCGATTCCTCTCCAAGAATCTTTCTGAGTTCTTCAGGAACATTTGTATCTCCTTTCTTTCTACCGGGCTTGAGTAAATCGCGTACTTCCGAATCTAATGGTGATTGAGCGGGACGAAGATCTGGAGTAGGACTAGCTTCGGCATGATCGAGTTCGCGCTCGAAATCATCATCAGATACAATTCCAATAGCCATTATTCGCTCCGCTCATCTTTGTATAAAAGTGTGCGAACTGCTGCATCTTTAGCTTCGAGTAGTT